GCCGGTAAGCTGAAAGGCATCTTTGTCAGCGCCGCATCGAGCACGCCGACCATTACGGTCTATGACTCGGCAGCCGCAACAACTACCACCACTATTCTAGGCGTGTTCACCCCAACGGCAGCAACATCGTACCTGCTGCCGCTGGACGGGGCGTACGCCAAAAACGGAATTTATGTAGTAATTAGCGGAACAGTTGCTGCAACAGTAATTTGGGAGTAAATTCTCCCCAAACCGAACTGACGCGGTACGTCAGGGATTCTTTAGGAATCGACAATGTCAGACGAGCTTCAAAATCAGTTAGCGGATTCACCCGCGCCAGAACAGGCACCGACGGCAGAGCCTGTAGCTGAAGAAACACTAGCGCCGGAGAATGACCAGCCAAACGAGCAGCAGACCAAGACCTTCACACAAGAAGAATTGGATGCCATCGTAGGCAAACGGCTTGCAAGAGAGCAAAGGAAGTGGGAACGCGAGCAGAGTCGCAAAGTGCAAACAGCACCTGCGCCTGCAGAGTTACCGCCGCCAGAACAGTTTGATTCCGTTGATGCGTATGCCGATGCACTAGCAACGCGTAAAGCTGAAGAGCTGCTGGCCAAGCGTGAACTCGAACGGCAGAAGATGGATCTGCTTGAGGCGTATCACGATAGGGAAGAAGAGGCTCGAGGTAAGTATGACGACTTTGAACAAGTCGCCTACAACCCAAAGCTGCCAATCTCTAACGCGATGGCTGAGACGATTCAAGCATCGGATATTGGCCCTGATATTGCGTATTACTTGGGTTCAAATCCGAAAGAAGCCGCGCGGATTGCCGCACTGAATTCGCCTATCTTACAGGCTAAAGAAATTGGCCGAATTGAAGCAAAAATTGCTTCTGAGCCGGTTTTGAAGAAAACGACAAGCGCCCCACCGCCTATCGCGCCCATATCGGGTAGAGGCTCTGGATCGCCGTCTTATGATACGACTGACCCTCGTGCAATTAAAAACATGAGTACGTCTGAGTGGATTGAGGCGGATCGCCAGCGCCAAATGAAGAAGTGGGAAGCTCAACGTAATCGCTAACTTTTTTAGGATATAAATCATGGCAAACTCGATTCTTACCATCGACATGATCACCCGCAAGGCACTCGAAATCCTCGAGAACAACCTAGTGATCACTCGTAACGTCAATCGTCAATACGACGATTCTTTCGCCGTTGAAGGCGCAAAAATTGGTTCCACACTGCGTATCCGTTTACCAGATCGCGCGTTGGTAACCGACGGTGCCGCTCTGCAAGTGCAGGACGACAACGAACAGTTCACCACTCTGACTGTTGCTTCGCAGAAGCACATCGGCGTGAACTTTACCTCCGCTGAACTCACCATGCAGTTGGATGACTTCGCAGAGCGTGTATTGAAGCCTCGTATTTCGCAGCTGGCTTCCAGCATCGATGCAGACGTTGCTAACGCATACAAAAACGTGTTCAACTCGGTCGGTACTCCTGGCACCGTGCCTTCGACTTCGCTCGTTCTGTTGCAAGCTCAGCAGAAGCTGAACGAAAACGCAGCGGTAATGTCGCCACGCTACGCAACCGTTAACCCAGCTGCTAACGCTGGTCTGGTTGAAGGCATGAAAGGCCTGTTCAACCCAACCGACACCATCAGCCGCCAGTTCAAGAACGGCATGATGGGCATGGGCGTGCTGGGCTTTGATGAAGTCAACATGTCTCAGTCAATCAAACAGCACACCAACGGTGACTGGGGTACTTCGATCACCGTGACTTCGACTGTCACGACCGAAGGTCAGTCGACCCTGCCGATTAGCTTTACTGGCTCATCCAAGACTTGGAACGTCGGCGACGTGTTCACCATCGCTGGTGTTAACGCTGTCAACCCACAAACTCGCGAGTCCACCGGTTCGTTGCAACAGTTCACCGTAACTGCAGCTGCTACCGGTTCGTCAACCGCAACTCTGTCGATCTCGCCTGCACTGTACTCGGCAAGCCAAGCACTGGCTACCGTGTCGTCGCTGCCAGCATCGGGTGCGGTTGTCACCATGTTGGGTTCGGCTGCTACTGCCTATCCGCAGAACTTGGTCTACCACAAGGACGCGATCACTTTCGCAACCGCCGACTTGTTGATGCCACAAGGCGTGGACATGGCTTCTCGCCAAGTTCACAACGGTATTTCGATGCGTGTTGTTCGTCAGTACGACATCAACAACGACCGTCTGCCTTGCCGTATCGACGTTCTGTACGGCTACAGCACCATCCGTCCACAAATGGCTTGCCGCCTCTGGGGCTAAGCACTGGTGGGGGCTTCGGCCCCCATTACTGAATCTATTTGAAAGGAAATTATCATGGCAATCCCTAATGGCGCTGGTGGCTACCAGCTTGGCGATGGCAACCTCAACGAAGCCGTTTTGTCTGTTCAGAGCGCCCCTACGGCTCTGACAGCAGCTGCTACCGTAACTGCTGCGCAACTCTCAAACGGTCTGTTTACCTTCAACGGCACTGCAGGCAATCTGACTTTGCCTACCGTGGCTGATCTTGAGGCAGGCATTCCAAACGCTGTCAAAGTAAACGCTTCGTTTGATTTCTACGTCATCAATATCGACGCCGGCACAGATGATGTGACTGTCGCGGTTGGCACTGGCTGGACAATCGTTGGCGCTGCTGCTGTGACTGAAAATACTTCAGGCCACTTCCGCGCGCGCAAGACTGGCGATAATTCTTGGACTTGCTACCGCATTTCTTAATGCTAGGGGCTTCGGCCCCTGCTTTTTAGAGGATAAATCATGTCTAATACGAAACCTATTGGTGTTGCGTATACAGACCAAGACATCGTCGGTGCCCAGTACATTCTGTCTGACGAACAGTTTGGCTACACCGCTGCTGCTCAAGGTACAGTAACGCAAGCTACCAGCAAGTCGACCGCAGTTACGTTGAACAAGGCTGCCGGTCAAATTACAATGAACAACGCTGCGTTGGCAGGTACAACCAACGTCACGTTTACTTTGAACAACTCGCTTATCAGCGCCAACGATATTGTTATTTTGAATATTGCTGCGGACGCTACTGCAGGTTCATACAACTGCTGGGTGTCTGGGTTAAGTGTAGGATCGGTCTCTATTACTGTGCGTAACATTTCTGGCGGCTCTTTGTCAGAAGCTGTCGTACTTAACTTTGCGTTGGTTCACTGCGTGTAACTTTGTAGGGGCTTCGGCCCCTATACACCCTATGACAATCTATCTCCGACACCCGGTTCACGGCACTAAAGTCGCCATCATGGCGCTAGAGGCCGATTTTGATGAACAAAACGGATGGGAGCGGTATAATCCCGACACGCCTTCGGCTCTCGAAGAAGCGGCGCCAGTCAACGAGCTGGAACCCAAACGTCGTCGTAGCCGCCCACCTGTAGAGGTAGCAGCGGCAGAATAAGGAGCTTGAATGGCAACCGCCTTCGACCAGATTAAAGCGGCCCTCCGGCTTATCGGCCAGCTGGCTGAAGGTGAAGAGCCTTCCCCACAAGCAGCGCAGGATGCGCTGACTGCCATGAATCAGATGATCGATTCGTGGAATACCGAGCGTTTAGCCGTTTTCTGTACGGAAGACCAGATATTCAACTGGCCAACCGATACGATTACCCGCACGTTAGGGCCGACCGGCGACTTTGTCGGCAATCGTCCGATTTTGATTGACGATGCGACGTATTTCCGTGACCCGCAGACCAACGTCTCGTACGGCATTAAGCTGATCAACCAGCAGCAGTACGATGGCATTGCGGTCAAGACCGTGACCAGCACGTATCCGCAGGTCATGTTCGTCAACAATACGTTCCCCGACATAACCATGACCATCTACCCAAAGCCTACACGGCTTTTGGAATGGCATTTTGTATCGGTGCAACAGCTGACTAAGCCAGCAACGCTAAACACCGTATTGTCCTTCCCGCCGGGCTATCTGCGGGCGTTCAAGTACAACTTGGCGATGGAGATTGCTAACGAGTTTGGTGTTGAGCCGATGCCGCAGGTAACGCGGATTGCAATGACATCTAAGCGAAATCTGAAGCGCATCAACAACCCAGATGACGTGATGTCGATGCCTTATGCAATCGTGGCTAACCGGCAACGTTACAACATCTACGCAGGTAACTTCTAAGCCGTGAAGACGCCTATCCTTGGTCAATCGTACGTCGCGCGCAGCTTGAACGCTGCGGCGGCACGTATGGTCAACCTGTACCCAGAGATCACCCCGTCGCCAGAAGGCAACGAGCCAGCGTACCTGAACCGGGCGCCAGGCTTGCGTCGGTTGGCGACCGTTGGTACTGGCCCAATCCGTGGCCTGTGGTCGTACGGCGGCTATGGCTACGTCGTGTCGGGCTCTCGGCTGTATCGGGTTGACACCAACTGGACGGTTACGCCGATTGGCGGCGTGTCGGGCACTGGCCCTGTGTCGATGGTCGACAACGGCACGCAGCTCTTCATCGCGGCTAACCCTGAAGGGTTTATCTACGACGCGTCGACCGAAGAGTACGCCGAGATCACGGACGTAGACTTTCCCGGCGCGGTAACAGTCGGCTATTTGGATGGCTACTTTATCTTCCAAGAGCCTAACTCCCAGAAGTTTTGGGTGTCTGAGCTACTGGACGGTACGCAGCTCGACCCGCTGAGCTTTGCCAGCGCCGAAGGTATGCCGGACAACTTGGTGTCGCTGTTTGTCGACCACCGCGAGGTCTGGCTGTTTGGCACCCAGTCGGTTGAGGTCTGGTACAACGCAGGCACCTCACCCTTTCCGTTGGCTCGCATCCAAGGTGCCGTCAACGAGCTAGGCTGCGCGGCAACCTACTCGGTTGCCAAGATGGACAACTCGCTGTTTTGGCTTGGGTCTGACGCCCGTGGCCAAGGCGTGGTGTTCCGTGCCCAAGGCTATACGGGCCAGCGTGTCTCGACCCATGCAGTTGAATTCGCTATTCAGAGCTACGGCTCCATCTCGGACGCCATTGGTTTTACCTATCAGCAAGACGGCCACGCCTTTTACGTGCTGAGCTTTCCGAGCGCCCAACGCACTTGGGTGTTCGACGTAGCCACCGGCGCATGGCATGAGCGCGCA